CAAGCATGCGGTAGTAGGCCACGTTCTGCCCGGGATCGATGTCGGTCCACACCCACTGGTTGTCCGCCACCGCCACACTGGTGCCGGTGGCCAGAGTGTTCCACGTGGAACCATCGGAGGAATACTGAAGCGCGTAGCTCCATGTCGCCGAGCCGCCGCCAGAGACATAGGGCAAAAAGCCGATGGAGCCAACGTACTGGTTGTTGCTGGCCCCAAAATTGACCGCGATATTGCCGTTGGACGAGGTCTGTTGGCAGTACGTTGCGGTGTCGCCGTCGTAGACGTTGGCCACCGTGCCGCCCGCGCTGGTGCTGTATCCGCCAGCGCTGGTAGGGCTCGGCCGGTCCATGGTGCGGTACAGCACGTTCAAGGCGTCAATTGCGCCCACGGGCAAGCTGTAGATGTACTGGTCAGCGTTCAGGCCGATAACGAGCTTGCTGATGGCCCAGTAGTTGATGCCCATGTTGGCGATGTTCGACAACAGGATGAACAGCGACTCCTTGGCCGACTGGACCTGCTCGACCGTTAATTCCTCGGCCAGTTTTCCGCACCGACGCGCACCGTGGTCGATGAGCTGCTGGACCGTTATAACGGTCTGTCCAACGGTTCCAGAGTAAGCCATGTGTGTTCCTTACCAGCCGGGGCAGTTCCAGCGTTGCATAGACGCCCGTGCGCGGCTTCCTTTTTCGCTCTTCTCAGCGACAGGACCCATGCGGGCACAGAATGAATCGCGCCGGGCACCGCCTTGCGGCTGAGGTGCTTTCAAATGCGATCCGGTTTCGCTGTTGTACTTGGCACGGCCCTTGGCAGTCAGCCCTGCGCCTTGCTTGGCAGGCAGCTTCTCACCGCGCCCAATGGCCAAAGACGGATTATTTTTTGCCATGGTCTACCAGCAAGACTTTGTGGCCTTGCCGCCTGCTTTCATTTTGGCTGTTTTGGCTGACTGTTTGAAGGCATCAGCCGTTGGCGCACCTTTTGCACCCGGCTTGCGCATGCGCTCACCAGAGCCTTCAGCGATCCGATTACGTTTTGCAGCAATATTGGCATACAAGCCACCCTCTTTCATTTTCTTGGATGAGAATAATTTTTCCACAATTTGCACCCGTTGAGGTTTAGTTGTTGCACTGTTGACAATCTTCAAGCGCTCTGGCTTGCTCTTGCCTTCATCATAGAACCCAGCTTTTTTCAAAGATTGGGCTACTCCGCCTTCTGCCATTTTGTCAGCTTTGACAAACTCTTTGCCAACCTTCTGCGGGACGCCACCAAACCCGCCCTTGGTGTGGGCAGCGGCCTGCATCAAGCGGCGCTGGGCTGGTGACTTGCTTGGCATTATGCGTACCCCTTGACCATCTCCAAGATGCACCAGTAGGTATCACCTGAGGAGGCGTCAGAGGTGGTAAACACAATGTCACCAGTAACACCAGCTCCACCGTTGTTGGTAATACCGCCAAAAGAACTCATGTCAAGCGTCTGCGTAGCGCCGGGCGACGACAGAAAGAACGGCACATCCGTTGTGGCGTCCCAAAGCATCCTGACTTCCATGCCGTGATTGGCAATGTAGATTTTGGTCACCGTGACCCTGTCACACGCAGCGCCTGATGCGCTTGGTGTTAACGCAGAGACATCCACTTTTAAAACCGCGCTCTCACCAGTGCCATCACTGATGTTTGTAAATTTCATGATTGCAAGACGTTCACCATCAATCAACGTCTGGCTCGTTACTGCATCAGCCATAAAAATCTCCAAAGAAAGCGGGGGCCGAAGCCCCCACTTGTTTTTAGCAAGCGCGCCCGCCTGCTTTACGGGTCATCGTGGGGTTAACAAAACCCCGTCCTGCCCCGGCATTTGGCCGGATGCCAAGCAGCCGTTTGACCGAATCCATCACCGGTGTGGATTCGTTCTCACGACGGGTGGCTTCTTGTTCAGCCGTGCGGCGACGGGCTTCCTTCTCAACGACAGGATCGTAGCCGTCATCGGCCGTGGGCATGCCGCCCTCGGCCTTGTGGACCACCTTGCCGCCCTTTTTGAAGGTGCCGGACTGCAAGCTGTTGGCGACCGGCCGTGAGACCGGTTTGCGGGGCATTGCTACGGCGTGGCCAGCGTTGTTAACACTGCCCCCCGTAGCGAAATGCTTTTTTGCAGCACCGCCTTTTTTGAAGCCGCCAGCGTTGGCTTCCTTGACCTCACCGGTCGTGGTGTTGGTCTTGCCGGGTGGCGTGCCGTTAGCTGGGCGATTTTCCCAGTTGACTTCGCCGCCGTTCTTAAACCCGCCCGCGTTGGCCATTTTGACGCCGCCAGTGCCACTTGCGCTGTCCTTCTTGCCTTGGTGCATCTTGGTGGTTTTGTACGAGCCTGACGAGGTTTCCGAAGGGATGGAGCCGCCGGTGGCGTAGCCAGCCGGTTTGCCCATCTTGACGGCACCAGTGCCGTGCGCCTTGTCGGTTTTGTCACCGTCAACAACCTTGGTCGTGCCGCCCTTACGCAGCTTCAGCTTAGTGCCTTCGCCGCCCATGTGCTCTTGCGCGTCGTGCTGCTTGAAAGCCTTTTTGATCATGGCCTTGTCTTGGCCCATGTCACCGGCCTTGCCGCCCTTTTTCATGGCCGGGGCCATGGCGGCTGCCGGGGCCGCAGGAGGGGCCATTCCGGGGCGTCCAGCGCCGCGTTGGGCCATCATGCGCATCATGAGCGCCTTCTTCATGGCGGGGCTCATCATTGCGCCAGCGCCTGCGGGAGCGCCCATCATGCCGCCCATAGCCTTCTTGGCTACGCCGCCGTCTTTGGACATCAGCATGGGTGCTTTCATGGACTTGCGGCGTTCCATGATGGAAGGCTTCTTCGGTGCTTTGCCGGGAGCGGCAAATTTACCGTCAGCCATGTCCATAGGCATGTCGCTCTTCATAGCGGAGTGGCCAGCAACATGGCCGCCTTTTTTGAGCTTCAGAATCACTGAAGGCTCGGTGGTCTCCATTTTGACCATAGGTTTAAATTGGCCCATGATTTACTCCTTATGCTTGTGTGACGCCAAACGCGCCAACACGGGTTGCATTTGGGCCTGCCGCAATCGCGGGCAGGGCTACGCCCATCACAAGACGTTTGACACCGTCCGCCGCCGAAGATGGAAGGTAAGTGCCTCGCACATCACCAGTGGTGGTGGTTGCGGTAGCAGTAGCGGCAACGGTCATAGTGCCAGCATCTTCAGCCAAGGTGTTGTCCCAGCCAGCGCGGGTGATGTAACCCCGGTCAATCACTCGCAAGGGCAGACCCAGAATATCAGTTGTGCCGACAGCCACGGTCACTACGCTGGCTCCCGAGGAAACAACGCTAGAGATTTGGTAGAAGGCTTTCTTACCGTTCACAGTCGTTGACGCAACCGTCCCTGTTGCAATCACTTCGCTCATGGCCTGACCGTAGTAGTCGTAGCCTGAAACGGTGATGTTGACCGAAGTCGGTGTGCCTGCGCCTGTGGTGGTAGCCACGGCTCTTGGGCAATCCAATTGCAGTACGGTAGCACCGCTTGTAGTGGTTGCCGATTTAACTCCGGCCCCAGCGGCAAGCGTCAAAGTCGTGGCAGTGGTAATCACCGCAGCAACAATGTTGGTCGTCAATTTGGCCTGTGGCACCACATCCCAGATGTAAGTGCGACCCAACGGGCCAACGCCCACTTCCATTGGGGCGGGGTTTTGCAACAAGGCATTACCAGAGCCAACGATGGTGGAGCTTGCAACAGTCTGTGAAGCACTTACGGTGTAGGTGCCTACGCCGCCCGTGCCAGTACCAAATGCCGTGATGTAGGTTCCATTGGTCAGCGAGGTCGAGCTGTCAATGTACATACCCAGAACAATGGGGTCGCCCGACAGCATTGCCGTGACGGTCAGTGTGGTGGTGGCTATAGAGCCAGTAAAAGTGGCGGTATTGGGATAAGCGTCTGTGCCTTGATAGGCGACAGCCGTTCCCAGAAATAGATCATCTGAAAATTGAGGCATGGTCTGCTCCTTGAAAAGTTTGACCGATGTTAAAAATGGTGGGAGGGGTTAAGGCCCCCTCCCAAGCCCTTTGGCAGTTAAATGCCAGCAGTACCAAACATCGCACGTGGGTCAGTGAACCCGGGGATGTAACGCTCGGTTGCTTTGTAGCGCATGGAGTCGGTCTCAAAATCGCCTTCCATGGTCTTCTCCAGACGACGACGCATCAAGAGCTTCATGCCCTCGGGTGCATCGGTCTGGACCCAGAACGCGCTGGCGTTGGTCAGACGCGACAGGACAGCAGCGCCTTCGTCCAGCAAACCGATGGATTTCACCGGGTTGATGTCGTTGTTGGCGTTGCCGGTGCGCAGGACCGACTTCAGCAGAACTTCAGCTTGGAAGATGTTGCCGGGGGCAACCACCAGTTGGCGGGGCACCAGACGGATCTTCTTGCCGTTGTTGTCCACAGCTTGGCGAATCTGGATCAGCATCTGCTCAAGCGATGTCTGGCTCAGGTTAGCCGAGGTAGCAAGTTGGTTGCTGAAGGTGCCGTTCACGATGGGGTGAGCGGTGTTAATCAGCGACACGCCATCGCCACCGGGGTAGCTGGAGTTGAACGCGGTGTTCAGGATGTTCGCGCAGAGCAGCTCTTTGGTTTCCACCAGCGACTGTGCCAAGTGACGTGCGTACACCTGACCCAAGCGGATGTGGTCGCCGTCTTCCACGAGGACCTTGGTCAGGGCGAAAGCCAGACCGTAGACCTTGTAGACGTAGCGCTGCAAGAAGAGCACGCCGCCCTGTTGGTACGTGACGGGAGTACCGTCAGGCAACTGGGGGGCCGCGCCGAAGCCGTACAGGACGGGCTCTTCGTGGTAGTTACGGGGGATACCGTCTTCCTCGCGGAAAACACGTGACCATTCATCTGCGCGTTGGTCATAGACGCCATCGAAGCATTCGTTCAGGATTGGTTCAACAATCGAACGAAAGTCCGTACTTCTCATTGGAGCGGCCATTTTTTATGCCTCCTTAAATAGCGTTAATGGTGGCAACAAACTGCGACCGGCTGATTTGCACCTGCACAGTCGTGTAGGCGTCACCCCAAGCGTTATCCACACCGTTGTACAAGCCAATGATGCGCATATCGCCCACAGCGCTGGAACCGACCAAGCTCGAAGAGATGGTAGCGGCAGACAGGCCGGTGGTGGTCGAACCAGCAGTGATATTGCTGAAGTTGGCTTGGTCTCCGATAGAAGTTTGTGCCAACGAGCCATCACACTGGATGTCGTACACGATGTTGGGGTCGCTGTAGTAATAAGCTACGCACGAACCGGTGATGTACGCGGTGGAAGCGGGCCAGTAATTGGACACGCGGCGACGGCCAGTGGTATCAGTCCACTCGACACCAGCAAACG